CGTTATAGTACTGTGCATTGGAACACTGTTGTTTCCGCTTGCTCCAGACTGTACCAATGACGGAACTGTTAGATACTGTACGTTATCTTTAAGGTCTACCTGAAAAGATTTAACTACCACTGGCAGAGAAGGCAACATTTCTGGCCCGTAGCCAGTTAACGTACACACAACCGGCGGAAATCCGGCAGGGACTGATTTACCATAAAACATTTTGGTAGCTGAACGCAGGAAATGATTTGCTGCCATCCAGTATTGACCTTCAGAAGCATTCTGTACAGTAAATTCGCCTTGTATAGTTATATCTTCAATCTGACTATTTTTGTATGCTTGGAAAGGAAAATTTGAATGAACAATTCCTTCAGTGCTTGAATAATTAGCTTTGTATGTTAAAGAAATATTTGGAGTATAGGGAAATATTAAACCTCCGGTTTCTATTAACCGTTTAAAATATGGATTTTCTGAAAAGCCATTAAATACAGTAAAATCAGTGTTCAACCGTATACGAGAATCGCCGGTAACACTGCGTCTAGTTGGTTCTTTGTCGTTGAGATCAACCCCAGCCGTCCACATGTTTAAAGTTGGTACCGAGGTAGTTGTTAATCGTTTATACGATAAGGCACCAAGATCAAACTTTAGATCTTTGACATTTTCATAAGCAGACTTTCCAAGCGATATTAAAGCAGCTATTGATCCTAGAGTTCCCAACGCTTTGTCTAAGCCACTGAAATCAGGAATATTCAGTCCCTTAGGCCTATTGTTATAACTATTACTACCACCCGGGGCGGCATACGCACTCACCGCCTGATCGGCAGCATTCTGAGGAGTATCGCTGGAACCACTTCTATTTGGTCCTGACGATCTTTCCGGGGCTGACTTCACAACAACTGCTACTCCGCCAATAGTAGTTTCCGTGTTTAATGGTAATGGCATAAATTGGTATCCTTTAGACTATTTATTTTCTTAAAAATGTGCTATTATTATATTTCCAGAGGAATCAATAGATGACAATAATACAACCACCAAAAGTAAAGTACTTAACAAACAAGGATTTACTAGCAGAAATACACAGAAGTAAAAATACATTTTGTTTTTATACCAGCCCAGAATATTCAGATTATGATCTAATAGTACCCAATCTTGACAAACTAAATGTGAGAACTATTGCAGAGGCCAAACGAAACAGAGCTGCTAAAGAAAGCAAGAAAGCACACGAAATAGCACAGCAGACCAATAAAAAAGCATCTGCTAAAGATTCAGAAATAGATTATAAAAAAATTAACAAACACGACCTTGTGTTTAGAATCATGACCTTTGATCATATACCTCTAGCACCAGGGCGTAAGAAGACAGTTAAGTCTAGAGCAGACAGTCATGAAAAGGTCAACTTTCCGCCATTTCAGCACTGGAAATATGATGAGAATAACAATCTTATATGTGTAGGAAAAAGTCATTGGAAGGGCGGCATTGACTCTGGAGAGTTCTGTAAGGATCACGGTCAGATGACCAATGACCTAGCTCGCATGTTTATCAAACTCTGTGAACGCTATGCTACCCGCGGTAACGTTAGAGGTTATACCTATAACGACGAAATGAAAGGGCAAGCCATTCTTCAACTAACTCAGATAGGACTACAATTTGATGAAAGTAAATCTAATAATCCTTTTGCTTATTATACCGCTGCTGTTACTAACTCATTCGTTAGAATTATCAACATTGAAAAACGCAATCAAAACATTCGAGACGACATTCTCGAAATGAATGGTATGAATCCTTCATGGACTAGACAGAACAGCGGCGGTGGCGGCGGAGTTGCTGCTCCTGGGCCAGTTACAACCGAAGGCGGTGATTGGGATTGATCTTTTATAACAAAAATAGTATAATAACTTTATGAGTCTATTCAAAAAAGCAGCGTGTTTTACAGATATACATTTTGGATTAAAATCAGGCAGTCGAACGCATAATGCCGATTGTGAAGAGTTTGTCAAATGGTTTTGCGACACTGCCAAAGATGAAGGGTGTGAAACTGCTATATTTTTAGGTGACTGGCATCACAATCGTGCGACCACTGATGTCAGTACCATGAACTATACCGTTTCAAATCTAGAACGTCTAAGCCAAAACTTTGAAAAAGTATATTTTATTTTAGGAAACCATGATTTATTTTATAAAGATAAACGTGAAATTAACTCTATAGAGTTTATGAGATTGTTTCCTAATGTAGTACCTATTAGAGATCCGTTCACTGAGGGCGATGTTACTATTCTACCGTGGCTAGTAGGTGATGAATGGCAAAAGGTTCCTAAGATCAAGAGTCGTTATATTTTTGGACATCTTGAGCTTCCAAATTTCTACATGAATGCTATGGTACAGATGCCCGATCATGGACAATTACAGAGCACACATTTTGTAAATCAAGAATATGTATTCTCTGGACACTTCCATAAGCGTCAGACTAGCAGGAATATCACTTACATTGGTAATGCTTTTCCGCACAACTATGCCGATGCCGGAGACGACGACCGCGGCATGATGATGTTAGAGTGGGGCGGAAAACCAGAATATCGTATTTGGCCCGGACAGCCTACGTTTAGAACCTACAAGTTAAGCCAAATTATAGATAGTCCAGATTCTTTGCTTAAAGAAAAAATGCACTGTAGAGTTACTATAGATCTACCTATTACATTTGAAGAGGCTAACTTTATCAAAGAACAGTTTATACCTCAGTATAATCTTAGAGAACTTATGCTTATACCTGAAAAAGTAGAGGTAGAAAGCAATGCAGTGGCCATAGACGTTAATTTTGAATCAGTTGATACGATTGTGATGAATCAGATTGATGCTATTGAAAGCGATTCCTATGACAAAAAATTATTGTTGGACATTTACAGAGACTTATGATTAAAATAAAAAATCTTACTGTTAAAAATTTTATGAGTGTGGGGAATCAAACCCAAGCTATTGATTTTGACCGCGGACAATTAACTTTAGTGTTAGGTGAAAATTTAGACCTAGGCGGAGATGACAGCGGTGCTCGTAACGGCACTGGTAAAACTACAATCATTAATGGACTAAGTTATGCTATCTACGGCAATGCTTTAACTAACATTAAGAAAGACAATCTCGTTAACAAGATCAACGGCAAAGGAATGTTAGCTACTGTAACGTTTGAAAAAGACGGTATTGAATATCATATTGAACGTGGACGTAAGCCCAACTTATTAAAGTTTAGTGTTAACGGTCAAGAACAAGAGTTAGATGACCTAGACGAGAGTCAGGGCGATTCTAGAGAAACACAAAAAGCCATTGAAGAAATGTTTGGAATGACACACGAAATGTTCAAACATCTTGTGGCTTTGAATACCTACACTGAGCCGTTCTTGTCAATGAAGGCTGCTGATCAACGAAGTATTATTGAGCAACTGCTGGGAATTACTTTACTCAGCGAGAAAGCCGAAAATCTCAAAGAACAAGTCAAACAGACCAAAGATGCTATTGCCACAGAAAACACAAGGATAGAGACTATTAAGATCTCTAACGAAAAAATACAACAGAGTATTGAAAGTTTAGAACGTAAACAAAAACTGTGGGAAGATCAAAAAGAAAAAGCCTTAGAGAACCTTAGAAAAAGTATTGACATACTAGGTACTATCGATATTGATCAGGAAATTATTAATCAACGTGCTCTAATAGAGTGGAACAAAAACAAAAAAGAACACGATAATCTAACTGCGATGATCGCAAAACAGGTTACTACTTTTGAAAAAGAACAAAAAACCTTAGACAAGCTAGAAAAAGAATTAAATCTTTTAGCTGATCATAAATGTCATAGCTGTGGCCAAGACTTACATGACGAAAAACATGAAAGTATGGTCTCTACTAAAACCAAACAGTTAGAAGACAGTACTAATTCTGTTAACGAACACCAAAAAGAATTAGATACTCTCAAAGAAGCACTAGGATTATTGGGCGAACTTAATGCGTGTCCGCAGGTAAGTTATGATAATCTTGAAGAAGCATTAAATCACAAAAATACGCTTTCAGGTTTAGAAAAAGATATCACTATAAAAGAAGCAGAAACTAATCCGTACGCTGAACAAATTGATGATTTAAAAAATACCGCAGTACAAGAAATAGACTGGGAAGCAGTTAATGAGTTAACAAAACTTAAGGATCATCAAGAGTTTTTATACAAACTGTTGACTAACAAAGACAGTTTTGTACGCAAACGTATTATTGATCAAAATCTAGCGTTCTTAAATCAGCGTTTGACTTATTATCTAGACAAAATTGGGTTACCGCATATAGTAGAATTCCAAAACGATCTATCAGTAATCATTACACAACTAGGACAAGACCTAGACTTTGATAATCTCAGCCGTGGAGAACGTAATAGACTTATATTAAGTCTAAGTTGGGCGTTCCGCGATGTATGGGAAAACCTATATCAGCCCATCAACTTGTTGTTTATTGACGAACTAGTTGATAGCGGCATGGATTCCAGCGGTGTTGAAAGTTCTATTGCAGTATTGAAACGCATGACCCGTGAACGTAACAAGAATGTATTCTTAATATCGCACAGGGATGATCTAACCAGCAGGGTAAATCATGTGCTGAAAGTAATAAAAGAAAACGGTTTTACCAGTTATTCAAATGATGTGGAGATCGTAGCTTGAGCACAGATGCTCACGATCGTATGATTAAAGCATTCCAAGAGTACTTCAAGTGGCAAGACCGCTTTGAGTACAAAGGATCTGACGAGGCAGGCATAAAGGCACGGTATTGGCTATCAGAAATACGCAACGAAGCAAGTATAAGACGAGTAGAAATTCAAGAAAAAAGGCAAACACGTAAGCGAGCCAGAAAAGGCATGTTAGGCAGACCCCCAAAAATAACTAAGTGAGTGCTGTGGACATATCAAAATCAACCTGTAGATGAAATTCCAGAAGGCTACATTGGCTTTGTTTATCTAATCACGAATCTTAAGACCGGACAAAAATACATAGGCAAGAAACTAACACAGTTTAAACGCACAAAACCACCACTCAAAGGCAAAAAACTTAAAAGAAGATCTGTAGTAGAAAGCGATTGGCGTGACTACTGGAGTTCTTCTGATAGGCTACAAGCAGATGTCCAAGCACTAGGTCCGGAAAACTTCACCAGAGAAATCATTTATCTTTGTAAATCTAAGGCAGAAATGTCATATCTAGAGGCAAGAGAGCAGTTTGAACGCAGGGTTTTAGAAACAGATGACTATTATAATGGCATTATAAACGTCAGAGTTGGCGGATCAAACATACTTAGACAGCGTCTAGAAGAACATAAAAAGGCAAAATAATCGCCAAAAAAACCCGCACCGGTGACTAATATGGTGCCCAAAATCCGTGGTGATGTCGCACGGTAAGGATCCTAAATTGGCGAAGGATAACTACAGTACTATCCTTAACAGGACGATGATCGGATACGCCTATAACCGGTTTACTGTACGAAAAGACAAGTTTAAAAGGCTAATGAGGGAGAAAAACCCACGACTATAATATGCGATAGCAGGCAAATTATAGTTCGCCGTCAGGAATAAGACGGAGCTCGAGGTACCGGCTGACCGCCTCTGTAATGCTCTACTGCTGTGTGACAATGTTCGACTCGGATAATGTTCATCTTTTAGCCCGCAAGGGCTAAGTGTGACTGAACGATCTGGATAATAGTTAAAACTGCTTCGCAGTTAACTCTAAAAAAAATGTGTCTGAGCGTTAGCGATAGACACGAGTGAGCTTGGCTCACTCCTAAACATATAAATAACTCTATAAGTTCTTAGGACACTTTTAAATGAAAATCACTGATATATTATCTCAAAAACAACAACAACAGGTATCTGAAGCACCTGTAGGTATGTTAAAAAGGGCTGGTCTAGGTATTGCTTCTAAGTTTGGAAGTAGTTCTGCTAAGGGTGCTCTTGACATGGCCAAGTATGCTAATGGCCTCAGAAAACAATTTGACTTTTATCTAGGTCAAACAGATCAAAAACCTAATTCAGATGCGTTAATTGCCTTTTTAAAATCTAATGGATTTCCTACAGCAGGAGCCGAAGCTGCGTTAAAACAAGCAGCTATGGCATCGGGTAGTGCAGCAACTGGTGATATTGCCAAAGAACTTGGGGCAGATAGAGTTGAACCTACTGGTACGATAGAAGTTCCAGCA